AGCTGCTTTCTGAATACCTAGCATAAGGTTGAACGCTAATTCATACCCCATACCTTCACTGTACTGACCGATGTTTACATTCTCTAATGCATCACCAAACTCTTCATACGATACTTTATATCGTGCTAGGAGGTTGGCGAGTCCGAGTATCCCGAGACCGACTTGCCTGTCGTCAGCAGCTGGCAAGTATTCTCCAGTTGCTCCAACACCTGTCCTACCATGGAGCTCGCACAGCTCGGACATACCTTCAACGAAAGCCGTTTCGAGGGTTCGAATTTCACAGGCTGCGAGATTGACATGTTGTAACAAGCAGGTTCCGCGTGAGGGCAAGTAAACCTCAAGACAGACGTTGCCATAGATTCTAATTCCATTGTCATCATATTTTATTTTGTTAAGCCAGATGTCGCCTCGTTTGATCCCGTCAAGGATGGCGTCTTTAACTCCGGCACTGCAGGCGTTCCAACTTCCGGCATCAATGTCGATGCATCTTTTAATCCAGGGAGCTTCGGCACGAGGAAGGCGCACGAAATCAAGAATATCGGCATGGTCAAGATCAAGGTGCGCAACAACGGCTCCATTTTTGTAGTGTCCGCCTCTTCTGAGTGTTTCATTTATTGTTGAATAGATTTTTGCAAATGATATAGGGCCAGAAGCCGTAAGACCTCTGCCGTTTTCTGCTCCTTCGGGACGGAGCTTAGATAGATGGACCGCAACTCCTGCTCCATGGCGGAGTGCGTGTGAGACAAATCTCCAGCTTGCTTCAATTCCATTTTCTCCCTCCATAGAATCCTCTACGACGAAAACGGTGCAACTAACTGGTAGGCGTGATTCTGGGTTATCCAGCCAAGACTGGACCCGACCAGTGCGGGAAATAAGTTCTGTCATTTTAAACTAAATCAGATAGATCAGGTGGTTTGTAGTTTGGTCCTTTAAGAACCTTTCCATCTTCTCGATATATCGGTTTACCGTCCTCATCGAGTTTGGACATATTACTAAGATGAACAAGGTTTAGAGCTCCGTCTAAATCCCATCTCATATTTTCAGCGTATTGGTAGCATACATAAACTAAATCAGCTAATTCCTTTAAGCATTCAGCTTGAACATTACTGCCATGTTTAAATAAGAAACCGTCAGCTTCTAAGAATTCTTTAAATTCCTCAACTATCAGATCCTTCTGATGTGAATTCTGGGGCCTCGCTCGGTTGTTCTGAATCCCATATGTTGATCGGAATTCCTTCGCCTGATCGGAGATAAAGGTCTTCGGCATGTTCTAATTCGTTTTGTAGGTAGTGGATAGCTTTTTCTAAGTCTTTAATTTTACTGTCTTTATACCCTGCACGGCAGATGTATTTAACAGCATTACCAAGGTGGAAATTTAGTCCTTGGTCTCTAATAAAATCCCAAACATCGCAAGCTCCTCTTTTGTAATAGAGGGGCCCATTTGAGTCGGTAAAGATGGCCATTTGTTAACTAAATTGGTGAGTGAATTACCAAGTACAAAGTTTTGGTGTTGTAAGGCTACCATTAGAGTAATAACATCTTGTTTTTTCTCATGATAACCTTCATTTAATTTATCATGCAGGACTCTTAATTTCAGATCCTGCTCCATTGTTAATTTTGTAATCGGCTGGGGGATTCCAAAGTTTTGGTTGTTGTTGCTTGAAGTCATAGTCATCAACTGTTAGGATTTTAGCAAGGCGAGCATTAATTAATGCCTCTTCTTCAGTAAGGTTTTTCTCAACAAAGGCTTCTTTTACCGCCTTCCAAGTATATCCTTTGTTTTTAAATAAGTCTTCAGCTCTTTTAACACCAATTCCAGGCACACCACCATAACCATCAGTTTGATCTCCAGCCAGCGTCTGTATAAGGTGCCATTTAGCTCCTTCAGGCTGAGTGATTGTGAAAATTTCATCAAAGTTGTAGAGTTGTCCTGGTATCTGTCTCATATCTTTATCAGGTGAGACTATAATATTCCCTGGGTATTTTGTAGCATATATGCCCATCGTATCATCAGCTTCAAGCGTAGGTTTAATAATAACCTTATACTCTTTCTTTAAAGCTTCAATGACACGTTTATAGCCACACGGCTTCTTCCGATTGCGGTGACCTTTATAAGCTGGCATAATTTTTTTCCGAAAATTTGTACTGTCGGAAAAGAACAGTATCATAGAAGAGAATGACTCAAGTTTGTTTTTAATCTTGGTAAGCTCTCTATTTGTGGCGTTATATGCATCGTTAAAGTTACTAGTGACAAGAATAACATCATTGCCAAAGTCAACTTCCGATTCCGCTGCAGCGCATGCCTTATATACGATAAAGTCTGCATCAATTAATAGTTTCATATAATATTTGTTGTTTAGCCCATTCACCCATTAGAACCATCTCCTCAAGAGTTGCATCCCCTTTTAAATGATTAGCTCTCCAAGAAATAATTTGTACATTCCCTTTGAGGTAACCTTTTGTAGAACGAATTCTATCAAGAGATTTAGAATCCTTTGACTGCCAACTCTGACCTGGTTTAGCATTTCCTTTTCCCTGATGCTTACCTACATTCCATTGGATTGGTATCCCCAGTAGTGGGCATATATCAGTATCCAATTGTTTCAAGTGTTCTTCATCTAGGTCAAATTCCTTAGGTACATTAACTCTTCGCCCTTTGGCCTCATATTTAGCACTGCTTAGAGCTTTTTTCAATGGGTTCGCTTTTGCATATTCACGATCGTACTTTGCCTTACAAGATATGCACCCATTCTGTTTACAATGACGCTCTGGCTTTGTGTTGTTAACACCAAACTGATCAATTGGTAGTAACTCACCGCAAAAGCAACAAGGTAAATGAGTAGGGATATCAGTGGACGTCGGCCCAGGTTCTTCCTGACTTTGACTCTGCTGCGATTGGTATTCTGAGTTTATAGTACTCTCCGGCTTCAACAGCTGAGAGTTCGAGGATGTATTTAACAGCATCAACTGCTGTGTCTGGGCATTCAAATTGTAATTCGTCATGTATAAATGCTAACTGGTGGGTTTCTTCTGGTAGTTCTTGATTAGCAAAGAGCATCCAGCGTTTAGCTACAATAGCAGCTGAACCTTGTAAAAGGTAATTTAAGGCCTTATGTCCCGAGTCAACGCCGATATGACGATCGTCGAGTCCACGGACATAACCTCTTTCCGAAGCTTTTTTAACTCCCGATAACAAATCTTTAAGACCTGGTATGGCAGTAACATAAGCTGAACGAATCTCTTTACCTTTACGTTTGGCTTGTGATTGTGAAAGTTGTTTGTCATAAGAATGGCCTATTTTAATGTCACCGGCTCCATATAAGAAGGCGTAGGTAACTGTCTTAACTTGTGATCTAGTAATTCCAATTTTATCAGCATTTGTCTGGTGAATGTCTCCGTTGATAAGGATCTCAGCGTATCTGCCTCCATCAAATCGTGCAAGATAATGGGCCAGCATACGTAACTCGATGCCAGCAAGATCAGCACCAACCATGACCATACCTGGTGAAGCAGTAAAAAGACGTCGAAATCTTTCATCACTTGGTACCTGTGCTAAATTTGGCTTACGATGAGCACATCTATGTGTGTTCGTAGCTACTGAACAGTGGTGATGTATCCTAGACTTCGTAACAAGCTTCTGCCATGCGTTCTTTCCTTCGGATATCATCCCAAGCGCTTTGGTCAGTTCCAGTATCTTTAAAAAAGATAGGGCAATATCCGTCCCAATTTCTTTTAACACTGGTTCGTCGATGATCGGCTTGTTGGATTTCAAGGTCATTGATGACGGAATCCAACCACAATGTGTTTGTAGTATCCATGCTATATGGTCCCTAGATGTAGGGTTTAACTCCTTTAATCGTTGAAATTCAGCTCCTTCGATGTATCCTTGTGTCCGGTTATTTCGTTTAGGAGTGAACAACGTTCCAGCAACGTAAGGGAACCGTCGCCGAAGTAATTGAGAAGTTTGTTCCATCTCTCCTCTGAGAGATGATTCAAGTTGCTGAGCTTCTTGTTCATTAAAGTACCATCCATGGATTTCTTGTTGAGTGAGTAGTGTAGCTACCTGATGTTCTAGGGTTACCCAGTCAGGTATTTGTGGAAATGGTTGCATAGTTTGGTGGTGACAGCAACGTCTTGTTTACAGTAATCTTCCATCTCTTGAGACCAATCTTTCCAATCAGTAGTCTTAGCAAAGTTTCCTTTGTATTCACCTAAGCGATAGCCGTAAGCCTCAAGAGAATGTCTGCCGTATAACTGTAGTGGCATGTGTTTCCAATTCCTAGCCTTATCTATATCAAGTAAGTTAGGATGGTATAACCTACTAAGTACCAAAGTATCCACAATGATACCGCGAGGGTTAAACCAAGGATATAACCTTTTAATGATAGGTAGGTCAAACCCAATAATATTATGGCCGACAAGATAATCAGCAGTTTCCAACCAGCCGAGAGCTGTTTGAATCCACTGACCTTTGGCACAAGGGGCCTCCTCCTTAGTACAGAAGGAGCCATCACCATACGGCTCATCATTGAACGACTCGATGCAATCAGCTGAGCTCCAATAGAGTGCAGCACAGTGGATCCTGGTAGCATCATTTAGGAGACCGTTTGTCTCCAGATCGAACACTATTGTCTCCGGCCCAGTGGTAGGTCTTGTCAGTAAATCTGGCTTTTTCAACTGCCTGTTGCGATGGTGGGTTAGGTCTATTTAATTTTGATACATAAGCATCCCAAGGGTGTACATAGTTAGAAGTCTGTGGCTGGGTTGAATCCTGGTTCGGGTTCAATTTCATGTTCGTTAAATCTGCAAGTGTTTAAATCATAACTTAGACTACAGGCGACCCCAACTTCGCCAGAATAGCGATTCTTAAGGATTCGCACAGTCGTAAGCTTTCGTTCAGCTCCGCTCTGCTGATCGACCTCGAGGGCAACGACCTGATCAGAAATTTGAGCGATTGAGTGTGATCCTCTAAGCGAGGACAAGCTAACTCTTCCGCCTTCTTCATG